TATTTTCAAAAGTTAATGAAAGAAGGTGTGGATTTAACACAACCACCTAAAATTATTATAGATACAATACATCAAGTAAAAGGTGGAGAAGCTGATAATGTTGTTTTAGCAAGTAAATGCAACTTCCCATCTCATTTTGATAAAAAAAATTTAGCAGATAAAGTTAAAGAGTTAAGAGTTTGGTACACTGGTGCTACTAGATGTAAACAAACGCTTCATCTGTTAGGTACTTATCATCAATATAACTTTCCTTTAGGAAAATACTTTAAACAATACGAGGCAAACTATGTTTAGAAAATTAATTATAAATGCTTTGGAAGATAGATATAATGCACAGATATCAGAAGCTGAAGCTACAATAAAAATATATTTTGAAAAAGCGGTTGGGATAGGAGAACATCCACAACATATTGATGAGGTAGATAAATTAGTAGATAAAATAGCACAAGCTGAAGAAAAAATTAAAATTTTACAGGAATTTAAAATATGACACATAAAGATATGTTCGATGAAACCTTTCCAGATGGTAAACAAGTCGGAGGATCTCATTATAAAAGATTTGTTATACAACCTTGGACATTTATAAGAAAAAATAATTTAAATCCATTGCAAGCAAATATAATTAAATACGTTTGTAGGTATTTATTAAAAGGCAATCCATTACAGGATTTAGAAAAAATAAAACATTATTGTGACTTAGAGATTAAACATCTTAAAGATAAAAGAGATGAAAAAAAGAAAAAAAACTAAATTAATTAATTGTGAAAGATGTCATCATGCTTATGCAGTTGCAGTTTATAAGTATGATTATTACTGCGCTGAATGTTATATTTTTTACCTTGGGTTGCCAATTAAGAAAATGAAAGTTATAGAGGACACTAATTTTAGTAAAATAAAACAATGAGAAAAATAATTTTTATCATTTGCGTATCTGTAATTTTGACATCTTGTGTAAAAGATTATGATTTTAATCCAACTACAACTTTAATGAGATATTTATTAAATGACTCATCAACTTAATTTTATATACAACGATAGCGACTGGATATGTCCATCGGAATATCCTGATTTATCACAAGCAAAAGAAATAGCGATCGATTTAGAAACAAAAGATCCTAACATTAAAACTAAAGGTGCGGGTTGGGCAACTTTTGATGGTGGTATAGTTGGTTTTGCAGTGGCAGCTCTTGGCCAACAATGGTATTTTCCTATTCAACACGATGCAGGTGGTAATATGGATCTGTCGATAACCTGCGCGTGGTTTCAAGATATATTAAAATTACCAGCTACAAAAATTTTTCATAATGCAAGTTATGACGTAGGTTGGTTATTGGTAAATGGTTTTGAAATACGTGGTCAAATAGTTGATACAATGATTGCTGCAGCTTTAATAAACGAAAACAGATATAGTTTTAGTCTTAATGCATGTGCCAAAGATTATCTTGGTGAAATAAAAAACGAAACATTTTTAAATGAAAAAGCAAAAGAGTGGGGTATAGATCCGAAAGCTGACCTTTGGAGATTACCTGCAGGCTATGTTGGATTCTATGCTGAACAAGATGCAGCTTTGACTTTACGTCTATGGGAAAGATTTAAAACAGAAATTTCTAAACAAAGTCTTAATGATGTTTGGGATATGGAGATGGAGCTCCTACCTATACTAATTGAAACAAGAAGAAAAGGTATAAGGGTAGACGAAGCTCAAGCAGCAAAGCTTAAAAAAGAATTTAAAAAAAAAGAATCAGAGGTTTTACATAATATAAAAAAACAAACTACTCTTGATGTAGATATTTGGGCTGCAAGATCTGTAGCGCAGGTGTTTGATAGGATAGGAGTAGACTACCCACGGACACCGAAAACCGGAGAACCAAGCTTTACCCAAAACTGGTTAGTAAACTGTGATAACCCGATAGCGCAACTAATAAGAGAAGCAAGAGAAATAAATAAATTCCATTCAACATTCATAGACTCCATTCAAAGATATGTTCATAAAGGTAGAATACATTCAGAAATAAATCAACTTAGATCTGATCAGGGAGGAACTGTGTCAGGAAGACTGTCCTATTCTAACCCCAATTTACAACAGATTCCTGCAAGAAACAAAGAATATGGAAATAAAATAAGAAGTTTATTTTTACCTGAAGAAGGTAGACAATGGGGTAGTTTTGATTATTCACAACAAGAACCAAGAATAGTTGCTCATTACGCTGCCTCTACTAATAATGAGTTTTCTGGGAGTTTAGAGTTTATTGAAGCTTATAAGAACGAGTCAGCTGATTTTCACCAAATAGTTGCAGATATGGCACAAATTACAAGAACACAAGCTAAAACGATTAATTTGGGTCTATTTTATGGCATGGGGAAGGCAAAATTAGCAAAAGAATTAGGTATTTCTAAAGATAAAGCGGAAAATCTTTTAATTAAATATGGCCAAAGAGTCCCTTTTGTTAAACAATTAGCTACAGACGTGTCTAGCTCTGCTTCAAAATATGGCTTTATTCGCACGATAAGGGGTCGTAAATGCCGATTCGACATGTGGGAGCCCTCTACCTTTGGAATGAACAAAGCCATGCAATATGAGGAGGCTAAAGCGGTTTATGGAAATAATATTAGAAGAGCTTTTACTTATAAAGCTTTAAACAGATTAATACAGGGTTCTGCAGCGGACCAAACAAAACAAGCTATGATTGATTGTTATAAAGCAGGTTATAAACCATTATTACAAATACATGATGAATTATGTTTTTCAATTGATAAAGAATCCGACATTAAAAATGTTAAAGAGATTATGGAAAATGCTATTACTGATTTTAAAGTTCCTTCAAAAGTCGATGTTGCACTTGGTAAATCATGGGGTGAAGCAAAAGAATAAATTATTCTTCTGACTCCTCCTCTTTTTCTTCTTCCTGTTTTTTTACTTCCTCTTCAGCTTCATCTCTTAATTTTCTTAACTCTTTGTAATAACTTGGGTGTTTCCATTCAAACATTTTTGCTCTCCTTTTATTTTTTATTCACTATTATACCATGAGCAATTTTTCACTTTTTTATTTTATTGAATAGTAGACGACTGCCTGTTGCAGGGGTTTTATTCTAGATGCGACACTGAATGCTTTTTACGAAAATTTAGAGCGCATTAGTCTTGGGAAAAAAATTGATTTTTTTTAGCTAAATTAACTAGCTATGTCTAAAAGACCTATTTGTGCGTCTTCAACACTTTGATCATTAATCTTAACTTTAAGATTTTTGATCTTTATATCTATCCACTTCATGTCAGGAGTCACTCTACCCTGCTCCAACGCTTGTGTTGCCCACTTGGACTCCAATTGAAGTTTCTCCGATATTAACTTTTGTAGTGCCATCTCGGTCTACCTCCTCGAAGGTTAGAAAAAGAAAATTTGGGTCATGAAATCCTGGCCCTTCTTTTTCAATTATATCTCCCGAGTCAACCTTCTTTACAAAACACTCAAGAGCAGCCTTATCGTTCTTGGCCTCAAGCGTCTCATCAACATATATATTTTTATAATTTGCTTGGACGCGATAAAGCTTCATAAGCTATTATATAACAAAATGTGATATAAATGCAACTATGCGGGTATCTTGGGCTTTGGTGGGGGAACTATATCCTTAATTTCGTAGGGTTTACACTCAAATTTGATAGCTAATCTGTCTAAATTTACATCTTCAGGCTGTAATTCTTTCATTGTATTATGTGATAATTTATAACCTGCTAAAGCACATTGATAGTGATCATTAAAATACATACCAGTAATAGTGTAATCTGGGCAAGTTTGAGTTGCCATTGAACACATGTATAAGATTAGTGCATATTTCATATATTATCTTTTTTTATTAATTACTTGCATATCCCATTAAAATAATTATATTTAGGATATTATAAATCATAACAAAGAGGAGTATAGATGACAATAAATATAAAAACAATAGCTGGAAACAAAGTGCCTCAGACAACTTCAAACGATATACCACCTTTGGTTTTAACAAAAGAGATGGAAGTTAAAGATGATACTTTAAGTGAAGCTTTAGAGAAACTAGCTGAAGCACAAAAAAAGCTGTTAGCAAACATGGATGAATTACATGAAAACATAAAAAAACTAACAGAAGAAAATCAAAGGTTGAAAGATGCATTAGGTATTGTAGAGTCAAATCCATTTAAAGATTTGGAAGGGATATTCAATGGCAAGTAAAATTAAAATGACTAACAGCTCTGATGTGTTTAAAGAATGGTGTCAAGATGTTGACAATATTTTATGTGAACTTCCAAGACATACAGTGACAGGTCAACCTTTAGAATATTCTGATGATGAGTTTCAAACTGTTATGCGTAAATTACAACAGTGTGGTATGAAATTTGTTGAGTTTCCAATATACCCACTGAATGAAAAACTTTCAGCAGAACTTTGCTATGACCAATTGAAAGGACTAGAAGAAGATGAATAATTTAATTTTAAAAACAATCATTTGTGGGATTATGTTTTTATTGCCAGCAAAAATAATATTAGGAATTTTTGGTGGTTTGCTTTACGTAATATTTTATTAGGAGGAATCATGAATATAAATAAATGGAAATCTTGTGCAGTTGATATTGAATCATATACAATTATTAGAGCTATGGGCCAAAATGGTTTTAGAAGACCTGGTAATATGATAGCTAAATTAGTAGACGATGAAGTCAAAAAGATAGCTAAAAAACAAAATATTAGCTATGATAAAATGAAACAGAATTTACTTGCAGAAGGCAACAAACTTCTAAAAGGTAAATAGATCACAGGTTGGATGGTTAACCTTTGAACCGAGAGATCGGGGTGGCGTACGGGAGACTAACGCCACCTTTTTATTAATTACCCATAATTATTACCTCCCTTTAATTAATACCCGCAATTTTTTTAAATTTAATTGTATTCCTAAGCCTAAATGAAAAAGTGGGGCTTTCAAAACACTTTATTTTCACCGAACAACGAAAAACAAAATTAACTTTAATAAAAGGATATTTTGTGGGTAAAGCTGTAAAAAAAAGCAGTGAAGAAGCATTAAATCAGGCGTTGGATAAGCTAGTAATGGTGTGTCCAAACAAAAAAACTTATGATGAGTTAACTAGTTTGATGTTTCAGTTGTATTGTGGAAATGACTTTGGTTTAGGAAATTTCAGTCTTTCTTTCCTTGATAAAATTGAGGATAGATGGCGATTAGGGCGTAAACGTGCTGCTGAATCTAGGGGCATAAAGCTAGTCGTTAAAAATGCTTAACCACGGTGTAATTTTTCCATATCATCTTTTCCCGCATCGTGGTTATGCTAATGAACATCAAGAATAAGGGATTATTAAAAGAATCTATTATTATTTTAGCTCTGATGACAGGTGAAGAGCGTATGTATTATCTTGAAAGAATGTGGGATCTTTATAACAGAGTTTATGAAGAGCCAGGTTATAAGAAACTTCCACGATCCTTTACAATGGACAAAAAAAAGGCTTATGACATGTGCTCCAAGCTTACTAAAATTTTTGGGCATTAAATTGAGCCTAGAAATTACAAAACCGAAAGCATTCGCAGAGCAGCGATTGTTTCAAGCTATATTAGTACAGGCTCTGGAGGATGCTACAAATATTTCTAATTTTAAAAAAGAAACGTATCATAAACATGATAGCCATTGTTGGTTTGTAGACAATTCAAATGACTTTCAACGGGTGTGTTGGGGAGCTGAACTTGACCCTGATTTTGTAAGAGGTGAATATCTTAAAATGGTAGATAATGGAAAAATTAAATTTACTGAAATGCAAATAGGTTGGATCCGGTATCGAAGTTTATATAAACAGTATCGAGAGGCTAATAGTAAGGAAGAGAGAAGAAAGATTAGAGATCTTATA